TGGACTTGTTGGAATTGTTAAAGGGTATGAAGGTGTAAAGACTGCCATAATTATCCTCCGAAACTCTCTGCAAATTTACCACCACGAACTCTTGCTTCTTGTACAGCAGCAATAGTTGAGTTTTGTATTTGGGGTAGCATATTCATAACTTCAGCACGAACTGTTGGTTGTATTCCTGTTGCAAAGTTAATATGTTGTTCAACAACAACAGGTGGTGCTCCACCTCCACCACCAAAACTACCATTTGGTGCAACTCTGCCTGATGTATTAGGTATGAATAATTCTGGTCCTTTTTCTCCAACAATGTAAGGTGTTTTAGAAGAAACAGGACCACCATGTTGTCTGTGTGGATTTCCTGAAGTAGGAGTACCACCAGAAAAGATGCTAAAAATATCTGAGAAATTGAATTTGCTACGAGCCATACCTAATATAGATCTTTTTAATCTATCTAAAACTAACATCTTAATAATTGCTGTTGTCATATCAGCAATAAATTGTTGCATAATATTTTTTAAAGTATCTTTTAATGTTGATGTTCCTTTGATTAAACCAATAATAGAATTTTCCATACTATTAAATGCCTTATTAACAGCAGTTTCGAAATGACCCCATGCTTCAGTTGCAAGTCTTTGTGCTTCCATGTACTCTCTTTGAACTTCAATTAATTCTCTAATTTTTTGTTCTTGTTCTTTAGTTAATATACTTCCTTTCTTCCTTTCAGCATTTAACATTTTCTCTGTTTGCTGAATAATTTTTAAATCTGTTCCATATTTACCTAATGTCTTAAATCTAGATTTCTCTGCATTAAAGAAATTTTTTGCTGATTTTGCAGCAGCCATATATGCAAGACTTAATTCAAAAGGAATTTTTTTATTCTTTTCATCAGTTGCTGCAGTTCTTTTTGTTTGCTCTTCTCTTTCTTTTAATTCTTTATTCATCTTCTCAATGCTTTCTGTGACTTTTTTTATCTCTTCTTCTATTTCATGTACAGGTCTACCAAAGAAATTTCTATCTTTTATAGATCCTTTTTGTTGTTCTAATTCTTCATTAAGTAATTGTAATTGAAGACGAGCATTGCTTATACCTGCTTTTAAATCAATATCCATCATACCTTTAACATCAAGTACAGGTATCAAATTTGCTATCTTCATCACTAGTTCAGCAAATTTTCCTAATATTGTTGTGCCATTAAGAAGTTCTTCTTGGAATAAAACAAATTTTCTAGATAATTCATCAAAGGCACCTGCCAATGTGACTTTACTTTCATCTCCTGCAGCAGCTTTTGCAGTACCACCTAATTGGTCTTCAATTTGAGTTAAAATCATATCAAGTGCTTTACCTTTCTCACCTGTACGAGTTAAGGATACAATAACATCTTTTTGTGCTTGGGTGAAACTAATACCAGAACGACGCAACATTGAAAGTCCAATCTCTGGTGCTTCCAGTGCTTTACCTAATTGAAGTACAGAAGATTTGACATCAGTTCCTAAAACTTGAGACATATCAGTAGCAACTGCCATTGCTCTTGTAAATGAAGAACCAGCCACCTCTTTAAAGGTAAGCATAACACCCATAGCATCTCTCATTTGTGCAACACTAAATAATGTTTCTTTAGCCATAACTCTAGCCATTCGTTCTAAACTATTCGCAGTAAATCCAGCAGCCATATCAGTTGCTTTAACAAGTGCTTGGAATTTGGACATTGCTACTTCAGCACCCATTGCTGCTTTAATAATAAATCTAAATGCAGCAGCAAGTGCAGCAAGTGTTAAAATTAATGCACCAGCAGCGAAACCTGCACTACCAAATAATGCACCTAATGAACGAACACGACCTGCCATTGGACCAAGTGGACCTTGTAATGCTGCAATAGCAGTTGCAGTATTACTCATTCGATTTTGTAATGCTTTAGATGCTTTGTTAGTATCCTTGAAGGATTTTTGCATCCGTTTTTGGCTTCTACGAACTTTCTTAGAAGCAGAATCCATCTTTGTATTAAGATCTTTAATATCTGCTCTTATTTTTACTAATAAATCTCCTACTTGTGCCATATCAATCTGGGAACCTCGTCATTAAATCTTCCATCTCATCTTTTGTTACAGGTTTAACATTCTTACCACCAGTATGAAATTCATTATGACAATCAATTGCAATATTTAATTGCGGAATTGTCATTTTCCAAAATTCACTTGGTGGTATGTGTAATACACCAACTGCAACTCCAAACCATCTTTCAAATGGTAAGAAGTCTATGTTTCTTTTTGGTTCTCTGTTTCTTCTAAAGGGTTGGGGTCTTCCTTTTTTGTTCCCATCAATTCAGCCATTAGTTTTGATATAATTTCAAAAGTATTAGTGAATCCATGTTTAAGGATTAAATTACCAACTGCTTCATAAGTATATTTACCACCAGCAGACCTTAATGCTTCATCTATAATGATAGCCATATTAGTCATACCAATATTACCAGAAGTCATTTCATTTACAACTTTTAGTAAAGGTTGATTTAATCTTTGTTCTATTGATGATAATGCTAAAAAATCAAGTTTAAAATTTCTTTTCTTTCCAGCAAAATCTAGTTCTATGGTTCCTTTAATTTTCTGTTCTGTCGTCATAAGTTATTTTCTCCTTCTTTTTTGTTTTCTTTGGCTTTGGTTTTAATTCAGACATTTTTAAACCAAGCACAGTTATTTCTTCATGGCGATGTTTGATTGTACTGATAGTAAAATCAGAATTTCCTATGGAAACTGAATCACCAATATTGTATTGATTGTCTTTACTAAATGGTATTTCTGCTTCACCACTGCATTGTTCTGTATAGATTTTTGCTGTAGCTTCAACAGATTCGCCATTAATTGTAATGGTTTGTTTTGCCCATGGCATAATAAACTCCTATATATTAGTTGTTATTATGCTGAAGTATGAGTCACTTGTCCAGAAGATTCCAGAGTCAATGAGTATGTTTCTTCACCATTGTATTCACCAGCACGCTCATAACTTGTAATTTGAAAATTACCAACAATGTTATCACCATCACCGAACAATAGTTTATATTCATCTATCTGTCCTTTTTGTGCTCTTACTCTTATATCATTTTCAAGAGCAGAATCAGTGAAAACACCTGAAGCAGAGATAGACATACTTGATACGCCACCACCTGCAAGCAATTCTCTTGCCTTTGTACTTCCGCCAGAAACTAATGGGTCTGAGCTTTTGTTTGTTATATCTACAGTCTCGCCATTGATTGTCATAGATGTAGACCTTAACCCAGCAACTGTAGATTCAGTTCCACTGAGTGTTGCTTTAAGTAGCAACGCACTTCCTTTTTGTGCAGCCATAATATCCTCCTTATAGATAATTAATGCTTTAATTAAATGAGTTCTTTAGGTGTCCACACCTAATTGTTATTCTGATTTATTCTATATAACTCTTTTTAGTCATGAAGTATAGTCCTAAATCGTTGGACGCCATGATAAGTTAAGCCATCTTGTTCTCTTACCACATCACTATACTCAAATCTAGTATTTACATGGGTTGCCCCAGTCACAGTTAATGATGCTTTATGTAATAAAGCATATATTCTAGCCATAATTTGTTTTGCTTCTTTTCGACCTCTATTTCTAGAAAAAGTATGTATAGTTAAGGTAAATTCATTAAAATCTATATCTTTAGAAGATGAGTCATCTGTTAAAGTTTCTTCACCTATTACAATATATGGGAAAGCTGTTCCTGAAGAAACATGGTCATGAACAGTTGCACTATATGTTGTTTTTATAGTGTTGTCAGTATTTAACTTTGAATATATTGTTTTTTGTAATTCAAAACTATGGTCAGCCATTATTTACTCCCTGAACGATTTGCTGCTTTTACAGCACGACGAACTCTTTGTTCAATTTTACTACGATGTTTTTCTAAAGCAGGAAACATGTAAGGTCTTGCTAACATTTTCGATGTACCATATTCTAGATATTTACTATAATCAGCACGACTTCTAATTTCACCACCCATTTTATCAGAATCCATTTTTCGTTTAATATTATTAACTAAAAATCCAGTATCAGAAGCAGGAGGTTGTCCTGGAGCAGAAGAACGATGTTTTCTTTTAGGATTATATCTTTGATAAACAATTCCAGACTTTCCACCTCTTTGAATTGATTTTTTTGCTTCATTTTCAACATCAGCTACACCTTTAAAAACTGCATGAGAAACGAGTTGTTTTGCTGCTTTTGAAATCTTATTAAGATTTGCTTCAATATTAATTGCACCTACAACTGTTGCTTTTACTGTCATACTGCTACATTCTCCTCTGCTGATATTTTAAAAAATCTATCTTTCTCTTCTAAATTTAAAATAGACCTTACATTAAAAGTTCGTGTTGTTCCTGCTCTATCATTAAAAATAATTTTACTTGAATTGTTAAAAGTAAAATCATTTCTCCATCTCATAAAAATTTCATGTGTAATAGGATTTTCAAGTTGCATACCTTGAGAGCCTTCACTATAATTTTCAGTTCCTTTTTTTGGTTTAATAGAAGCAAATACACTAGCCACTGTATTATATGCTTGGGAATATCCACCAGCACCATCGCTAGTATCAGTTGCATTTTGTATTTCTATTAAATGCCTTAAATCTCCAATTTTTGGTTTATCTTTCATTTTGTATAACCTGTTGAATCGTATTTATCTTTTATGATTCTAACGACTCTCATTTTATCGCTATATTCATCCTTCTCAATAATAGCATCTACTTCACCACATTGCATACGAACATTTTCAGGATTAACACTTCGTTCAACTGTTCTTTTTGCTTTTAAACATGAAGACATCTTTTGGTCTTGAATATAAGTATGCTCTATAATTCCACCTTGGTAGAACATACACAATACGATTACTCCACTAATGACTGTTTCCATTTGCAAACTCCCTTTGTTTATCTTTTAATTTTTCTACATCAGATTGAAGTTTCTCAACAGATTTAGTTAAAGCTGTTATATTAACTTCATTGTGTAACATACCATCAACTCTTTCTTGAATCTTATCTACTTGTTTATAAAGTTCTTCAATAAGCATAAATTGTTCAGAATCAGCAGGTAAAGAACCTAATAAACCTCTTGGCCACTTAATTCTAAATTCTGTATTCTCAACTAAATCTTTTTGCATTAATTCTAATTGAGTTGAATGCTCATTTAATTTTTCTTGAATACCAAAAAAGGCATACACTCCTATTGCTACTGCTCCAATAATGGAAAGTAAATTCCTTATAGGCATCGCTACACTTGTTGAATCATTTATTTTCATATAAAAATAATCTCCATAACTAAATATAATGTAACAAACACAAACATCCCCATCACTTGTATATCATAAGGATGATTATACATTATCCTGTTTTACTCCCAAATCTCATTATTCTATATGGTTGCAACAATGTTGCTAAAGTCATTGGTACAGGTAATTGTTTCTGCTGAATATAAAGTTCTCTATTTTCATATAGATGACCTACATATAAATTAATTGCTTGTTTGATTGTTTCTGGAACATCTTGTGATGCTGTACCATAACCAGCATCAATTCTTATTTGAAAAGCATTTGATACTCTTAAACTTCCAGAATCAGGATAAGTCTTTCCTCTTCTTAAAACTATTTTTGCTGGTATGCTAACTGTATCAACATAATAGTTTGATGAAGCCCAAGTTGTTGCAGTATCTGCATCATCATAGTATTTAAAATATTGTACTTGAACTATTGGTGCTTTAGGTAAATGAATAAAATTTTGAGTTAATTGTATATCTGGACCAGTTGTAATACCTTCAGCTAAATAATCTTCATGAGCATAAGGTATCTTATCTAAAAAATAATCATATGTTTTAGTAATAAATGAACGACCTAAATATTCTTCAAGAATGTGAATTGCTGATTTAAGCATCATTATTAATTCAGCATCTTGGTCAAAATTATCTGTATCAATTCTTAAAGTTTGTTTAACTTCATTAATTGTTACAGGGAAAACATTTGATTCAGTAATTAATTTTATTCCAGCCATTAGTGTAGTGTCCTATTTGAAGTTGTTATTTCTGGTTGTTCATTTTCATCTAATAATTCATCTTTAGCCATTAATAAATGAGCAGCAAATACTCCAGCAGCAAAACGATTTGGAAAATTTCCAATAGTGAAAGTAATTTTATAATCTGTATCAGAATTTTTTTCAACTTTCATTACTGTTTTAATAGTTATTTTATCCATCTGCACTCCTTAAAGTATGTCCGATAGGAAGTAAATCCATATCAAATTTTCCTCCTCTAAATTTACCTGTTCTTACAGCAAAGATAAAGGCATTAACTCTAGCAAATCCCCATTGCTCTTCAGAAGTAATAGGAATTTTTATTGATTGTCTATCCTTATTATATATTTCTATTGCTCTTTTATAAACAGAATTTAACATTTCAATATTTATTTGTCTGCTATCTTCTGAGTAATTTGCATTATGCTCTTTAATTATTTCTTTTAATTTTTCTTTAACAATTTCTTCTGTTAAAATTTGTTTTTTGTCATCATCTTCCTCTTCATCTTCCTCTTCATCTGGTTTTGGTTTTTTAGGTTTTTTGTCAGGATAATCATCTGAATCCTCTGGTAATTTTTCATCTTCATCATCCCCAACACTTTCACCAGCTAAACTTATTGGCATTACTGAAGCTGGTACAAATAAAGTGTCACCACCTTTGATTGGGTCAAAACCTAATTTCTCTCTGGCTTCATTACGAGTTAATATTCCAGAATTAACACCTTGTATAACTGATTCAAAAACTCTTTTTCTACTTTCAGCCATAGCTGGTATGCTATCAATATCATATTCTAATTTCATACCATCACCAAATTGGGGTGTTAGCCATTCATTTAAATCAGATTGTATTCTTCTTAAGATAGGAATAATCGTTTCTTCATATAAAGCAAGTCTTGCTTCAGGCATATTATTATAAGTTTGAGCATCAGGAATACCTACTAATTGAGCAGGCACACCAAAACATAATGCTATATCAATTGCTGACATTTTCTTTAATACAGAGAAATCCATATCTTTCGGTGATAATCCCATTTGTTGGAAGTGAAAATCACCTTCTAATAACATAGGTCTTCCAGCATTACCAGCACCACTAAAACGATATTCCATATCTTGAATAATTTGTGCTCTTTGAGATTCACTTAATTGTACAGTTGAACCAGTTTCATCTTTTGGTTTAAATACAACAGCACCACTTGGTCTAGCACCATTTTGTAATAAAGCTACATTATGTTTATTAGTTAAATTATGACTATCAACATTACTTGCAGCAGAAACTAAAGGTGACATACCTAAATGGTCATGTTTAGGATGAAATAGTTTAAAGTGTTTTACAGAAGACAATCCAGTTGTT